TCTTTATATTCAATTCTTTATTCATCAGAGTACACCTCTTTACAAATTGAGACATACTACCGCGACCAGCAGGAAAGAGTTGGGATTTTGTTTTTGAATTTATATGAGCAAAATCTAGGCCAATGGGATTCTCATTATATCCACACATTTCACACCCAAATGAAATTTTTAGATTATCTATATGTTTTTGTATTTTTGACAAAATCATTTAAATTCACAATCAATCATCATTTATAGTGCAAGTCCGGTTGCCTGTGAAAGATATTGGCTTTCCATATCCTTTTTGTGTTTACCTTTTGTCATAACTTGATCACTGGAAATGGTAAATGATGTATCACTAGAAGCCATTATCCACGGCACTAACGCTAACCCCATTTGTCCAGGTTGTTGAGTGGGCACAGGTTGAAGTGTCATTGGAGTGTCTAGAATGAGTGTATCATTTTCTCCTTCTGAAACTCTTGCTACTACCTCTTCGCCCGTTTTTAACTTTAATATATAAACTTCTTTTGACATTTATTACCTTTATTTAAATTCACAATCAACCATCATTTCGGTCAAACACGCTACTAAATTAATTTCTTGATCTGCAACAAAAGCAGATTTATACTGATAATCCGCAAGAATTAAAACCGCCTGAGGAACGGATGCATCTTTGAGATGTCCACTCACTCCATCATAAATCTTACGAAAAATCCTAACTGGGTCATTATCAATGTTTTGAGTAACCCATCTTCGCACTTCAGAAAAATGTTTTTCCTTCAATGCTCTCATTAATTCTGTTAAATTGATTTCACCGATTTGTGCGAGAATTCCCGCATCAATAATACCACCTGCAGAATATCTCTGCAGTTCATTTAACACTCTCCGCATATCTGGAAAGTGTTTCATAATCAATTCAATAATAACTTTTTTATCAAACTTAACATTCTTTTCGGAAAGAATTGCTTCTGTTCTTCCTAAACATTCTTGTGCTAATTGAGGCCTATCCGATTTCGGTATTACAAATTCTATTACAGAACAGCGAGAATGGATAGGATCAATGATCCGATTACGGAAATTACAAGTAAAGATAAAACTAACATTGGAACTATATTTTTCAATGAACCCCCTTAGTGCAGGTTGAACCGATTCAGCATTCATGTAATCTGCTTCATCGACTATAACGACTTTTCTTCCACCTTGCATGGAAACGGAACTACAATATTGTGTAAGAGTAGTTCTAACAGTATCTATATTTCTTCCTTCATTTGAACCATTAATTATTAAATGGTCCACTCCAATCTCATCACACATTGCCTTTGCAACAGAAGTTTTACCCACTCCAGCCGGACCAGATAAGAGTAAATTAGGGATTCTTTTATCATCCACAAATCCTTGAAATACTTCTTTAATCTGTGCTGGAAGGATACAATTCGCCACCCTTCGCGGGCGGAATTCTTCTACCCATAAAAAATCATTCATTTTTATCCGTTATAATTTGAACTTTGTTCTGTGGCGACCCAATATTCTAACTTGGAATGTTCGTGCGAGAAATGTGATATTCCTTTGGAGGAAATTCCAACATCATAAGAACCACTCAGGAGTTTCATATTTTCAATTTTGAATACAAATTGAAATTCTTTATCCGTAGTTCCTACTTCTTTTTGAAATTCATCAGAAGAATCATTATTAATATCTGTTGCTACCAGAAATGTTTTACCATCGATGCCACGCACAACCATTTCCGGCAAGGATAAAACTTGTGCTGCTTTTATACTTTCATCATAGGTTTCTTTTGAAAGTTTAAATTTAACTTCTGGTTCTGGAAAGTCTAGAGATTTATCTGGGGGTAAAACCAACATAGACGGATCTCCATAAACATAATTAAGTCTTGAACTATTTCCGTTAATTGTTAGTTGTTTTTCTCCAACAGTTAATTCTGGTTGTTCAAAAAGACTCAATGCTCCTAACAACTTATTCAAGTCATAAATGGCAAAGGTGCTTGGAATATCTTCGCCAATTTCTGTTTTGGATAGAATGTTCTTTTGGGGGGAAATTGTTGACAGGCTGTTACCCTGTTTGAATTGTATGTTCTGATTAATTGATGCGTAATTTTTAAGTATCGCGACGGTTTCATTTGATAATTTCATCATATATCCTTGTATAAACTTATTATTGTATATCTTATTATATCACGTATTTTTGATTTGTCAAGTAGATTTTATCCGTCATTTATCCGCCACATTGAGAGTGGCGGAAATGTGGCGGATATTGGGGTGTAACACATTGTAATTGTGAATGATTTTTACCCTTCAGGTGTTTGAAGTTTTACTGCTTTCCCTTTTTTCTTAGATTTTCGTTCTGCGGCCCGTCTTTCTTTTCGGGATTCTTTGAGAGGTCTTGTATCTTGGTCATTTCCATGAGAAGCATATTCTAGTTGTCCGAGATCACGTAACGTACCATTGAAAACATAAGCACCAACATGATTTACTTCCATCCAAGGACACAACCAGGTTTTAAAACCAATCTTACGCGCCCATTGACAAAACATATAATCTTCTGACAAATAACGGTCTGAACCACTTGCACCTTTTCCTGCATATAATTCGTTATCAATGACAGTATCAAAGAAGGCGTGAATGTAGCGAGAACCATCAAAATGTTCTGAACGATTGTGATCTGGTTTGTAGGAAAATTGTGGATATTCATCTCTAAATGCTTCAAAAACTTCACGAGCAATCAGTACAAATCCGGTACCAACTTCCAATACTTCAACTGGTTCATCAACTTTAATTTGAGTTGTTCCCGCTGTTGGATTGAAAACAAAATCACCAGTGTACTTTTCTAAATTTTGAGGATTTTCATCGCCTAGTCCGGCATCGACCGCATTACGTACTTTTTCCCACGCAATACATTTCTTTGGATATGGAGCACCAATAATTGGTTTATCCTCATCCACAAGTGACGCGAGGGCTAATACATCTTGAGGGTTAAAATTGATGTCTGAATCGATGAACATCAGGTGGGTATAGGGGGATCGCAAGAATTCATCAACTAGATAATTTCTCGCTCTTGTAATTAAACTTTCATTAAAGAGATAAAAGAACTTTAGATCCATACCATATTTTGTAGCAGTAGTTGCTAAATCACAAGAAGCTTTAGTATACATTCCATGACATTGACCACCATACATTGGCGTGCCAACAAATATTTTCTTTTCTCTTAATTCATCAATCTTAATTTTTATTTCCAATTCAAACTCCTATAATATGTTAATTATTATTTCAATATTTAGTGAAGATAACCATGATCATGTCCTTGTACTTCGATACCTAGAACATTGGGTCTGCGAACTTCTCACGAATCGTCATCACCGCTCTAGTGTATGCGATTGAATATCCTTTCCTGAAATGACAGGGACTTAATCGCAACATTCACACATAACATTCCTACCTCAGAGTCATTGAAGGGGGTGTTACCCTACAGCTTTGGTCAACGAACCTCCACCATACCTCTGACCTAGACCACCACCAGCTCGGAATGCTTAGGTTATCTTATATTCTTTGTTGTATTTTCTATTGTTATCTTTGCACGTTCAATCTTTTTCTTTAGTCGTTTCTTCTCAACTTCTGGATTAAACCCAATGTCAGGGTCAATTCTTGGAATAGTGGACATTAATTCTTCATATGAAAGAATAGATGCTTCAGTGCGTTTTATTGCTTCTTCTTTACGTTCGCGTTTTCTGCCTTTATACATATATATCTTATTGTTTCATTGATTCAATTATAGCAGGTTCATCTATTCCACCATGTTTTTTAAGTACATCATCAATGATTGAACATGGCACATAACCATAAACAGTATCACAAAGATTTTCTCCATCTTCTGCATATCTTGCAATCAAATGTTCCTCTTTAGACGGATATCCAATCTCCATTTCTTTATAACTATTTACCACATCTCGCGGCTCACTATACAAAGATTGTCCTGCCTGAACAGACATTTCAAACCCATCTTTACAAATTACATGAGGGGTATGAGAACTTGTTATGCCCGGTACAAGATTTTTCACTTTTCTATATTTCTGTATAAATTCATTTATTGTCATTTTTATATTCTCTAGCGTGTTGCAGTGCTTCTTTTTTTGTCTTAAAAAATCCACCACCCATTTCAACATCATCCTCGAATCTTCGTACAAAGTATTTGCCCGTAGTAGGTGAACCAAAAATAAGTTCGCCTTCTTCAAGGACTTCAATCGTTGTTTTTTTCATCTTTAATTTCGCCTTTAAGTTTTTCGACATAGACGCATGCGTCCATTAATTCTTCTTGCAAATGTTGTAACCACTCTAGAGGAGAAAGGTCTTCACGCATAGTATTTACACCATACTTGGACATACCACGCTTCTCT